GTTGTGCATACTGCATACAAACAGGTTCAATAGCTATGATCCGTGGTCCTTTCAGCGTCTTTGGAACGGTAATTACCCTCACAGGTAACTCGTCTTCAGACGGGACATACCGCACGCCTTGGATTCCATCAGTTTCAGAATCTAATTGTGTAAAATTACACATTAGAAATTGATCAGATGGGAAGAAAGGTTCTAATCTTTCATACCAAGTGCGGTGAGAATATTTCCGATTACCAGAAATACGCTCCGCAGTTTGACCAGGTCCATGTTTTGGAATGTGCTTGCAGCAATCATATTGCTCATCAAACACATTGCCCCACAAAAGGCGACTAACTTTGTTAAATAAGTTAGTGTCTACAGTAGGCATGGCCTCTGAAAGAAACAACTCAACCTTCTTGTAGTCAGATATTGCCCTCGACTCCCTTTCGGGGGTGCAGGGCATGGACAACTTTTTGAAGGAATAAGCGAACTGCCTAATTCCTTCAATGGCTGCCATATCCGGATCATCAAGAAGCCCTCCTGTTGCAGCATCGAAAATGAGCCTTGTGAAACCTTGCATAAATGCAGGGAGACACATCCGTTTCTTCCATCCCTGGAAGTCGGAAGAGGTAATCCTACCGCAGTCAAGGCAAAGATCAAATGCCTTGCCGAAGTTAGGAAGCGTTATCGTCAGAAACGATACGCTCTCATTTTCAATACGTGATTTAATGGTTTTCAAATCACGTAAAATGCTGTCTGAGATGTCGGTGGAGCACTTTGCACAAGCATCCATAAGGATGGCTGCGCAGACGGAGTAAAGATCCTGTTCGTGGCTTTTCATCATTCCTCCTACTGGAGGTGAATGAATCCAGCCATGTACGGGACTACCTTAAATGGGTGGATTACCCATTCAGGTAGCCCACCCGCTCCGGCTGTGACACCGGATCACCATCACTTCTGCTGATCTGCTGGGAAGTCTATACCCAGTGATGCGATAGGCACACCAAGCAAAAGCTTGATGAGCTTATCGATCAACTCCCAAACAAGTTTCATCTCAGGACAAACAGGTGATTCATCATCACCGAGATTTATCTGTGAGATTTGACTTGTGAGAATCAAAACAACCCACTGTATAATACTAGCGAGTTGCTTCGGTTCTCCGGCAAACTGAAGAAGTTGTTGGATAGTAATTCCTCCAACACTTCCAAGGCCGCCGAATAAACTGGGAGCCAGAGGGAGCATTAGCTTTCACCGCCTAACAGCTTAGCAATGTTTCCACTGGTAAGCCAGGCGATGAGAGCATCGGCGAGATAATCCAAGTCCTCGTCCTCGAAGCCAAAGGAAGGCTCATCGACGACGATGTAGATCCCTGCT